CCATGAGCTGCACCTTCTGGGAACTTTAGAGTGCCGCCATCAGGCACAGCATCAAGTGCTTCTGCTAAAGTATCAAACTTAGACGCATCTACAGCATCTTTGTCATCGTCCTCTCCTGGGGTAGGCGGCTCAGGAGTAGGATCGATTGGATTTAGCGGGTTGCTTTTTTTAGTTCAGTGTTCTGATATGCACAAATAGAAGGATTGGTGAATACTGCTACACCGAATTTCTTGTAGGTGTGCATCTCGGTTGACCAGTCGTCATTGTCCTCAACGGTGCGAACATGAGTATCGCCCTGGAAAACAACCTTGACAGGCTTACGGTCAACAGTAGAGAAGATGTAGCACCACTGTGGGTCAATAGCCTTCTCAGTGTTAGTTGCATCAGCCATAGATTGCTCTAGGATTACAACGTTATGGCCCTTGTAATCGCCGAGCATGCCGTTACGCCATAGGGTATCCTTCATAGCGTCGGAGAAATACTTATCCTGTGGTAGCATCTTGCTAGCGAATTCACGAGTGCAATATAGAGTAGCAGGACCGTTGCCGTAGGAATCGGAGATTGCAAGCAGTTCGTCCATTACAGCCTCATCAAAGCCACCGACAGAAGCCTTATTGACAGCAGGTAGCTGAGCAACTGCGGCAACTAGAGCCTTATGAATCTCTTCATAGATAAACTCGTTCATGCCTTCGGCCATGATATCGGTGAAGTCAGCGAAAGTCCAACGACCATCCAGAAGCTCTTCGAATTCAACACGTAGAGCATAGCCAATTGCACTGGTGGCAACTGTCAATTCTTTACCATCGAGCTTCATTGTCTCGTAACGACCAGCAAGGCCAACACGAGTGATGAAAGACTTGGCACGCTTACGAGCAGCCTCGGTCACCTTTAGCTTGAAGATAGCACGATCGGAATTACCAATGCTCTTGATCTCAGCGAACTGAGAATACTGCTCTTCAACCTTACGAGGAAGAATCTCGTCTAGTGTTTGCTCGATTAGCTCATAAACACGAACCTGATTACGGCGGAAAGTGTTATAATCGCCAGCGAGTAGATTTAGCTGCTCACGTAGAACTTTGTCTACCTGATCGCTAGAAAAGCTCGTTTCCTTACCGTTTGCGGAGAAGGATAGAGCGGTCTTGTGAGACGCGGCCTTAGCAAGTTTTAGAAGGTCGCTTTGTTCCATAAGTTCCATTATTATGCTTTCTCCTTTCTTATTCCGCAACGATTACTTGTAGTTTTAGACCAGGCTGGCCATCAGGCATTGTGTAGCACTTGACTACCTTGCATACTAGAGTGCCATCACCCTCGCCAGCTTCTAGGATGCCCTTTGCACCAGGAGCTAGCTTATCGCCAACGTTATAGTCGGCGGCGGCAACAGTATTAGTGGTGAAAATGTCACCAGCATGCATCTTGTAGACACGGGGTGTCATGATGCCGTCAAAATAATCAGCCTTCTGTAGGGCAAAGTCACGATGCATCTGCTTACGCTCGTCATAT